CACGCTATACCTTTTGGACATATCTTAGCCATCTATTTCCTCACTAATATTTCCATCATGCGGTCGAGCTTGTTATGCATTTCCTGTATTGCAGTCTCTACCTTTCCAATTCTATTCTCTACAGCTATATCTCTTTCCTTCTGTGCAGCTAACTCCACCTCTATCTTAGTCATTCGTTTCTCACCGAGATCAAGACGTTCAATAACACGTTTGATAATCCACCCGATCACGCCAAGAGCGACGACAAGGATGGTGTTAAGAAAGCCAGAGAGGGAGTCGATCATCGATGTTAAGTTTTAATAATGTAATTTAAAATGATAGTGGGCTGGACATTGTTGTGTGCTTGTCCTCCGCCTGTAGAAGATGTTTGACCAGAAGTTACCTGATCCCCAGACCCATCAAACCCCGGATAAGCGGAACCCCCGGTACCTGTTTGGTAGTTAGCCGTGTGACTATGACTAGGCATTTGAGCTTCTGTAAGGGTGTGTACATCATCGCCGCCCACTTCACCTAAAGCTGTACCGTCTATAGAGGTTGTGTCATTCAGTACATTATCAGCTGAATCTAATCCAGCAACTACACGTCCACGAAGGTCAGGAAGATTGAATGTAGTAGAGCCGTCACCCACACCGTAAGTCGTACCAATAACAGCAAACAAAGCAGCTTGAGTTGTCCTGTTTACTTCCGACCCATCACACAAAGCGTAACCCGTAGGAGCAGCACTACCAGCAAAAGCAGACACCGTTCCAGTTGGTACGGTCTGTAAGTTCGTGCCGTTTACTTTGTAGTCACCTGTGATGTTTAAGTCGCCAGTTACGTCGAGTGCGTGTGCGGGAGTTGTAGTACCAATACCTACCTTACCGTCATCCTTAACCGTTAATGCATTGGTTGTATTTACGCCAAGCACCAAACCTGATACGTCATTACTCGCATTAGCTCGAATCGTACTCAAATATGCCCCTACAGTTGTACCCCTTGTAAGCTTCATGTGTTGAGTTGTCGACCCCGCTGGTCCATCTGAAGTTTGAACTTCCAAAGCAGCACCCGGACTTGTAGTACCAATACCTACTTTACCGTCTGATTGTACATTAAAGTTAGTATCTGTCGTGCTTATCTTATCAGATGTAACAGCACCTGCTGCTAATTTAGGATTCGTAACACTACCATCTACTAAAGAGTCCGTACCTACTGTACCTGTAACTGCCACTCCAAACCCACGCTGAATAACAACGATGTCTTGTCCATTCGTAGTGTTCGGGATGATGGTAAGTGTATCAGTGTCAGGGTCTACAGTGTACTCTACAGTTGGTTCTTTAATCAGACCGTCAATACTTACCTCGTAAGCTGTGTCTCCAAGAACCTCTGCTCCTGTAACCGTGTATGTATTATTCGTACCAGATATAGCAGAGAATACCCACTTGAGTGGTGGTTGTGTAGCACCGCTGGATACCTGAGCAACTTTGTTATCTAAGTATACCTTAGTTACTGCATCTGTTGTATCTGACGGAGTACCAACGTTTTGTATACGAAGACCTAAAGCGTCCCACTCCGTACCACCTATTTCTTTCTGTAAAGATTGATCGTTCAGCTCTGCAATCTCTTCCGATAAATAACGGTTGTGACGATAAGCTAAATCAAGTTCTGACTCTGTAAGTACAGACCCGTTAACAAAGTCCACGAGGTTTTGATTGGGAGCACTGCGTCTTCTGACACGCACGGATTCGCCTCCTACTGTTGGCGTTGTAAGTCGTATCTTCTTGTCGCCGTTGCTTTCAACAATAACAATAAAAGCAGTCGTGTCTACACCGTTGATTTCTACCTTAACGTGTTCGTCTTCAAGGTAGTCAAAAGTAAAAGTAAAGTCCGTCTGTTCGGCTGTTGCTGGGTGATCTACGTAGGTGATAGCCATGATGTTAAGTGTATATTATTAATTATTGAGTGAGAAGAGCAAGTACATCTTCACGGGAAGCACCACTTCGTACACTTCCTTCTACCTGTTCTTTCATTTGTAATATCTCTGGAAACTCTCTAAGCATTTGATTTTGAGCTGCTTTTTTATATCTGCTTAATATTCTAGTGATATATTTAACACGCTCACTAGGTAGTCCTACGAATGATGTTGGGTCTAATGAACGGTATCTTTTATCGTTGATTAGTTTGGTAAGAGCTTGCCTTTGAGTCATCCCATTCAGCACGACTTTAGACTGTAAATCCAACATCCTATCATACGCACTCCTACCGTTAGCTCCTATAAAATCTGTAAGTTCAATAACACCAGCAATCTTATTGCTAGGAGGAGAGAAACCGTGTGCTACATTAGCTAGTTCTTTTGCAACTTTATCGTCTTTATCAAAGCCCCAAGCTAACGGATTAAGAGGGTTAAGTATACGAGCAGCTCCTTCAAACTGTTGAATAACCACAGGTTCCCCTAATGGGTTACGTTTTAGATCAATATCTAGTCCGGGTATACGTTTCAGAACAACATCAGCAAAACCACGAGCTTCCTTCATGTGTTGATCTCCAGCTATAGAAGCTCCTTGAGGTATAATGTTAGGAATAAAACCCCCAGCTACACCGCCTAATACTTTACCCGGAGTTCCCTCCCCAGCTAACATTTTAAGTATTTTATTAACACCTGCTAGATATGATTTATCTGTTACATTCCTAACTCCTAACTCAAAAGTTACAGCCATTAGTTTATCTAAATCATCACTGTTAGCTGCTGCTATTTTATTGTCTTCCGATAAATCTTTGTAATCTGCGTATATACCTATAACTGTAGCAAGCGGGTCTAATCTTTGGTAACTAACCCAAGTATCTCCAAATTTTATACTGTACGGAAGTTTGCCAGATGCTAACCAAGCTTGTTTTTGTTTGTAATCAGAAGGGCCACCACCAGTGATGTTATCTGCAAAGTTGTGAATAGCGTAGAATAACGAAGCATTTAATGCTGTGCCCATTGCTACTTTACCCCTTGCCTCTGCTCTAGCTATTCTATCTGGACTACCGTCAGGCTTTCTCGCATTTAACTGCTCTAATATAGTCTTTCTATATTCTTCTGAGCCTTTTAAACCATCACGGAGTGCGTCTATCCTTTGCCTATATTCAGGCTCCAACTTAGCCCAAGCATCTGAAGCTCTAGCTCTATCAATAACAGCTCTAGCTGGTGCTGATATTCTATCGTAAGAGAATTTCAATATGTTAGTAGGAGTACGCACAAACGGTGCAATTAAGAATCCACCCGGCATGGCTGTTACTAAGTTTTGTACTTTCTGACCTACATCCCCTAACTGTCCTGAGAAAGTTACTTCTTCAGCAGATTTTATGTTAGGATCAATCCAGTTCTTAGTTAATTCTCTTAAAGCTGCGTCGTCATTTAAACTACCTTCAATTAACCCGGCTTCTCTAGCTTTATTTAATTTGTTTGTTTTTTCAGTTCTTACGTAATCAGCTATAGCTTTTTGTCTAGCAGCTGGGTTTTGGAATGGACCTTGTACTACTTCTTGTGCTTCTCGAAATAACGCACCTTCCGAAAAGTTTCTATTTGACCTAGTCACTAAAGCTTCAAATGTATCGTGTACATACTCTGCTACTTTCTCTGGGTCTCTAATACCTAAGTCGTATGCTTTAAGTTTTAATTCAGATAACGCACGTCCTTTATATTGTACAAACTTATAGAACTGATCTACTGAAGTATTGAATCTATTAGGAAAGCGAATAATATTACCGAACATATCGATAGCTTCTTTCATTCCGTCGCTTATCTCTACATTTCTAAGCACCTTCTGTACGTTATCTCCTGTTATAGAGCCAATACTTGATTTAGAATTTTCAACAAAAGCAGACCCAGCGTCACCTATAAATTGGTCTCCTGTTTCCCAAGCGTTTAATAGAAACTTCCAAGCATCCATAAAACTTGCAGTCTCACCCCATTGGTTTGCAACTGCTCGTCTCGTAGCCTCGTCCGCACCTACCCAACCGCCTATACTTCTTTCAAAGTTCTTCCATACATTAGATAAACCAGTACCTAAAGCATTGATTGTAAGAGTTCTTGGTCCCCACATTAGTGAGTTTTTATAGTACTCTTGTACCATATCCATCATCTTACCACCGTGACCGCCTCTGACTTGTTTGTTAACACCAATCAATGTATTAAACAAATCTCCGCCTCCGTTCTTTTCTGCAATCAAGATGCCTTCAACCAACTGGTCCATAGTCATCCCGCCCTTTTTATTTAAGAACTCTTCTCGTACTTGTTTGTTCTGTAATTCATCGGTAGACAAACTCATCTGAGTACGCATCTGTCTACTTTTTAAACCACGACCAAAACCACTAGCTAAACTTGAATGACCTGCTTGTATATGTAGCTGCTGCTCAACAAGCCCTTTTAATCTTCCTTCCATCATTTGTAGCTCGTCTTCAGTCATTTTAGCTTTAGCTTCTTTGAACTGTTTAGCTACATTTATTATCTCTTGTCCGTTAGCCTCCATCAGTTCTTGCATGGCAGCCATCCGACTCATCACTCTGTTAAGAGTTACAGTATCTTTAGCGGCTTGTTCTACGAACTGATCTAACACTGTACCGTCAGCTCCCACAAGATCAGCAAACTCAGCTAACCCTCCTTCTTCAAGGCTTTCCTTAGTAAGCGTCTTTATTGCTGTACCTTCTTCTAGTAACTTATCAGCAACAGCGTCTTGTAAAGCAGCTAACTCACCCGTAGTCGTGCCCTCTTTAAGTTTGACTAAATCCTTAACAACGCCCTTTACAGCTGCTTTTCCTCCTATACGAACGCCTTTAGCTGTAGCTTGTTCTAAGAAACTATCTACGGTTTCATTGAACTCAGGCATATCTGAGAACTTACGTAAAAACATAGGTCTTTCATCAAACGCACCTACTCTTTGTTTTGTAATATTTCTTTGAGCTAAAAAGTCGTTAAATATTTTTCTTTGCTGACTTATTCCAAACTTAGATTTAATAGAAGCAAATAAATCCTTAAGTATAATAGCTATATCTCTAGCAATACCTCTAAGCGTTCTATCAGCCCCTCTATCAAACTCACCCTTAGCTGATCGTGTTAAAAACTCATCAGTCATTAACTCAGCAAAATATTCATCTATATTTGTAAACCTGTAATTATCTTCATTGAAACTTTGCTCTGTTAAAAAGTTATGTAATTCGTCGGGTACTTCACCCTTTTTTATAGTAGGTGCTTTAAGTAAATCTTCTAGTGTGTCGCCCTCTATAGCGTCATCGATTTCAACTCCAAAACTTTTTATATACTTAATCCGTTCTTTTTTAAATTCTTTTGTAAGTTTATCTAAATCTTTTTTAGGTAAGTATCTACTTAAACTATGCCATAACTCGTGTATAGCGACTCGTTTTAATTCTCCACCTTCCACTACGTCTTTTCTTAACTGCACTACATTTGTAGCCCACTGATATCGACCTATGGCTTTTATTCTTTTCGTTACCGATATACCCACATCCGAAAACATCCTTTGCCCTAATACATCTATAAACTTTTCAACTTCTTCAGCTCCTTCAATATCATCACCAAGAGCAAACTTCTTAACCAAACGGTTTTTCAGTACATCAGCTCCTTTAGGCTGGAATGCTTCTAATCCTTCATCTGGGTATGTTCTGAAAGGGCGTGGTTTTATAGCACCTTCTAGGTCTTCGTCTATTAACGGTATGGCTTCTTCAAAATTATCAACTAAATCAGGATTAGACCTTAACTTAACTCTTAAGTCCGGCATATCCGAAAAAGCCTCACCCTTAAAAGCTGCGTTCTCAAATTTAGTTATAGCTGATTTTAAGGTAGGAGCAATCTCAAAGTCATCGTAGACATGAGGGTTTGTTATTATTTCATTAACAGCTTGAGATGGATAATCGAAACCTAACCAGTCTTCTTTTTCTAAAGCTCGTAAGAAATTGCGGTATGGTTTAGGAAAGTCGTCAATAGCTCCCGATACGACATCAGATAAAGCATCTTCTGGT